TCAGCGCTCCGCTTCGTAGGCTGCTACGCCTGAGCCGACGGCGATCCATCCATCTGGCGAGTGCGCGGTGTCGCAGATCGATACGTCCACCGTCTGGCCTTCCTTGGGCTCGGCCGGCAGGATTGCCGCAGTACGCCGCAGGTCGTTTGAGGACGGCGCGAACGTGCTTTCCGAGCAGTGGAATGCCCATATCCCGTGCTTGCCGGAACTGCCGACCTGCCTGTCGAGCTTCAGCGCCCACTTCCCCGCCAACCGAATCACCAGCATCGCTCTGCTCCGTAGGAAAAGGCCGTAGTCTACTCCTACTGGCATGCTCTGTTGGCAGCCAGCAGTTGGGCCTCATACCCGATCCGCTGCCGCCGCTCGGCCAGCAGCGCGCGGACCTTGGTCTGGAGATCGTCGCCCTTCCGCAGCCCAGCCGCGGCCCAGGCCGGCACTTCTACCGCCGGCACCCGGCACGGCACCGCAACAGGCACTTCTACGCGCACCGTGCGCGGCTCGGCATCCTGCCGGCCGGCGCATCCCGCCAGCGCAACCATCACCAGCATCAGCACCACCCTCATAGCCCCAACTCCTGATCGATGACCACTTCGGCTGCCTGGCACTGATCACCAGCGGAGCGCTCACGCAACAGGCGCTGTGCCGCGGCATACTGCTCCGCGGCCTGCTGCCGTCCCCGATCCACAGCCTGCGCGGCATCCCGGGCGCGTTGCTCGTCGGCCAGGCGCAGCGCGGCAACCTGCCGGACCTGCTCCGCCACTGCGGACTCCAACTCTCCCCGGGAGGCACGGCAGGCGACCAGATCCGCCAGCGCAGCATCAAGCTGCGGCCGGTAGTGCCGCGCTCCGATCCAGACACCGCCGGCGGTGCCGAGGCCGACCAGCACCAGGCAGGCCAGCGCGATCGAAATCACGCGGGCCGAGATCACGACAGCACCGCCTTGGCCCGCTCCCACAGCGCCAGGCGCTCCGCCTGGCCGTTCGTGCCGCCGTTGATGCGCCGAGTGATGGCGGCGAACTCGCCGCGGTCGGCCAGGTCGTTGAGCCCGTGACCGGCCCACCACCAGGCCGCCGAGATCGCCGCCCACTCCGGTTGCTCGAGAAGCTCGGGTTCCTGCTCCAGCGGCTGGCCCAGCCCGGCGCCGGCGGCGCGGTAGTTCGCCCGGCCGGTGATCTGTAGCAGCCCGCGCCCGCGGTACCGCCAGCCGTCGCCGGAGGCCTCGTCGCCATTGCCGTTGCGCGAGGCGTAGGCGTTGTTGGCGATGGCCCGAGGATTGCGCGCCAGGCGCTGCGCCAACGCGTTGGGCTGCCCGTCGGCGCCGAGGTAGCGAATCGGCCAGGTCGCAGCCAGGCCGCGCGCGCTGTAGTTGAGGTTCTCCACCAGGCGGGTCAACTGGCCGCTTTCATGGCCGATCTGGGCCAGAAACGCGGCGACTCGCACAGGCGAAGTGATACCGAAGCGCGTCATCCCGCGATTCAGCGCACCAACAAAAACGCCGGCTCGAGGGCCGGCGTTCGGGAGGATTTGCAGCAGTTGCTGCTCAGTGATAGGCATTCTGATCTCCAGGCACAAAAAAGCCCGCAAGAGTGCGGGCTGATCACACAGTCTCGGGCTGCATCTCGGGGGGGGCCGGCATCGACAATCGGACATCGATCCAACTGTTGAGCGGGACATCCAGTGGGGCGCCCATCCCGAGCACCATCTCGCCGTCGTCACTGAGTGTCCAGCGCCGTTTGAAGAGCCGGATGGTGACCGTCCCATCCTCAGCCTGTTCGCTGTCAGTGATACCGAGTGGGCGACCGCCGTCGGGAGACGCAGGGTCGATCACGCGCCAGCCCTCTTTCGCTAGCCCCAGGCTACCAGAGACCTTGTAGACGCCAACGGCGAGCCGTTGAACAGTAACGCCGCGGGCCTCTGCGTTGGCTACACCCCAAGCCCCCGCAGGCTCGAAGTCCAGTTCGTTGAGGTCCGGTCTCAAGCTCCCATCAACGTTGGCGATACGCACGACCGGCGATGCAGCACGAAGCGTCCCGTCGGTTGCTCTCGTCGTGTTTATAGTCGTGTAGAACTCGAAAATAGGGGCAGACGAGAATTTCCCGCACCGACCTTTGACCGTAGATGCCGGCACCTGGCCGAAAAACATCTGCGCTCCTCGCAAGTCGGATCCGTCGTAGCCGATCGTCAACACAGATCCGTTGCTAATGCCAGTTGCCACGGAGTCAACAGTTGTCGAATCGAATATCTCGACGCTTGTCGCATAACGATGAATCGATGGTGCTCGGTCAGGACGCTCAGAACCAATCCCGAATGCGCCGACCGGCATGGCGTTTCCAAGCGTTGTACCGATATCGGCCTGGGCGGCGCTGCGCAACTCGAGCGAGTTCCTCGCCTGGGCCGGCGTCGGTGTCGTTGCCCACGGCTGAATGCCGGCCAGCGTCCCTCCCCACTGGTTCGCTATCAGGTTGAATCGATCGCTCAGCTCCTTGTCGTAACCCAGGATTGGCGCAACCGCATAGGGCTGGCCGCTAGCCGTGCTGCCCCGGTAGTTGGGCTTTATCGACATGACCGTCGAACTGGCGACGTTGCTCACTTCGTAGAGGCGCCCGTCAGGGGCAATAAAGGCGTCGCCTACCCGGACATTAGAAGAAAACTGAGTTCCGGTGCCGGTGACGGTCGGGCTATTTTCTGTCACCGCGACGGTGCCGGTTGAATACCATGCCATTTAAGCCTCCATCAAATTACGCGACAACAATGAGTGGCCAGTTGAACTTAAATCCGATCTCATCCGGAACTAACGAGGAGACGAAAATCATGGCCCGGGAATTGTACAGGAACCCTATACGAGGGGGTTCCAGAGTATAGATATGCTTTAGATTAAAATGACTCACCAGAAAATAGGTGGACAACCCATATGGATATGGAAGTGCCCATGTTTGCATGTGCATACCTCCGGGCCAATTAGGGTTATGGGCGTATAACTCCCACTCCTGCGCCCCTCCAACAAACCGCACAATCTCGCGATTACTGTCGAACATGACACGCGACTGAGCATCGAATACATGCATGCCCCACCCTCCTATACGGGGTAGCATGACTGCTGCGGCCTTCCACTTTCCTCCATATACCGGCGGGTCGGTATCTTGGAAACTAGACTGGTAAAACGCAAATCCAGACCAAGCCCCAGCCCCTCCCAGATGTCGAAATCTATAAATCTGGTGAGGCCCATTAGGACAGAAGTATACATATGGCTCGTAGGGCGAGTTAATTGGCGCCGAGTAGTTTACAACAATTTCCACCGCTCCTTGAACGCCATACACCCCACCTTCAACAATATGCATGCAGGGGTTTGAGTCATCGATAATTGTTTGCCCATTGTTCCCTCGAACAAGGATACCGTAGCTCATGAGAACATTACCGCATGTAGGACATAGGTAACATTTGGAGATCCGTCTCGCAAAAACGTAATTACATTTCCAGATATTCTATAGGAAGGGACGTTTCCAAATGGGTAGCCGCTTGAGATTAAGAAAACTACACCACGAGCGGGATCAAAGCCGGGAATACTCACTGCCATTCCTCCTGTGATCGCTCCAATCGATTGTCGATATACAGTCCGCGCCGACTGGCCGGTGAGGTCCATCACGATCCCTCCGGCTGCGTTTCGAATTCGGATGCCATAGCTCATGCGTTGAGATTCCCGATCTGTACCCGTAACACCAGGTTCGCGTCGTAGACTTTAACGGCCTCCGCTGTCTGCCTCATGAAGCCTCCGGACGTTGCGCTGTTCATCGTCAAACTCCCTGCTTTATCAAGCTTCCACAGCGGCTCGCCGTTGGCACCGAGTGCGGTCGACTGAATCACGTTGCCGATCTTCGCGTTCGTAATCGAACCGTCCTGAATCATCGCGTTGTTGATGAACATCTGGCCTCCGACGATCGAGACCGGCGCCACGGTCTGCCCGCTGGAACTGTTGAACCAGAGGAACCGATCAGCCTGGAACGCCATGGTCGTCACGCTCGTACCGCTGTCGAACCCAAGCTGGAACCCGGTGGCGTACTGCTGCCCATTGGCATGGGCCTGGAGCTTCACGCTGTAGAGCGCCTGAACGTTCCCATCCAGAGAGGCCACTGCCTGGGACGTCGTCTGGATTGCCGCACTGTTGCTACCCACCTCCGCTGAAAGTTGGTCGATGCGCTGGGCAGTGGCTTGTCTGTCGCTCGCGGTCACCTGCTCGACCGTGGTAATGCGCCCCTCCGCAGTTGCAGTCCGCGCTTCAAGCAAGCTCGTCCGCTTCGCCTGCGCTTCGTCCTCGTTCGCCCGCACGGTGACTTCGGTGGCGGCTCGAGCAATGGTGTCCCAGCCCTTCAGCGCATCGGCCTTCTCTCCGGTCGCCGGCTCCCGGCGGGCGGCAGCCTGCAGAACATCCAGGCTCGAAGCCGCCGCTTCGACCTTACCGTCGAGCTCGGTGATATCCGCAGTGTTGGTGGCCACCTGCTGGGCCAGGCCGTTGGCCGTCTCGATCGACTGTCCGATGTCGGCCCAGTAGGTCGCGTTCGGCGGCGAGGCGTTGAGCGGCACCGCCTGCTTCGCTTGATACAGCCGGTTGCCGACCCGCACGATATCGTTCTGCGCGTAGGTCTTCGTCGGGTCGTAGGCCAGCACATCGGTCAGATTGTCGATCTGGTCCTGCAGGCCACTGATATCGACCTGCATCTGATCGATGTCGGCGAAGAACTGCTCGCCCAGGGCGGACTCGACGTGCTCCTTGGTGATCAGCTCGTTGTACTCGCTCGCATCCGTCGAGCTTATGCCGTCGACCCAGGCCGACCAGGGGCCGACGTTGCCGGTCCTGTCGATCAGCCGCCCGCGGAAGGCCAAGCGAGCGCCGGCCGCGAGCGAGGTCAGCGTGTGGGTGTCGGTCGGGTAGGCAAACAAGCCCAGGGCAGTTGCGTTCTGTTCGCTGCCGCCCGGGGTAGCCGACTGCTGGATCTCGGTGTAGGCGGTGTCCGCCGCCCCACTGGCCGGGAATCCCCATTCCAGACCGATCTTCCACGGTCCGCTGGTGGTACGCAGGAACGCCAGCGCCGGTGGCGCGCCGGTCTTACCGCTGAGCTGGGTCAGGATCGAGCTCTTCCAGACCGACGTGATGTCGAACGCCGACACCGCGCGCACCCGCGCTAGATAGCCACCTGCGTAGATGCCAGTCACATCGACGCTGGTGGTGCCGGCACGTGGCAGGCGGATCCAGTTGCCGCTGTCCTTCTTCCATTCCACGTCGTAGGCGACAGCCCCTTCCACGGGGGGCCAGGCGATGGTCATCGTGCTGACCGCCAACCCCTGATCGAACTGGTAGTGCGAGGTCAGCGTGACGCTCGCCGGCGGCGCCACGGTGGTGATCGGGATAACGCTGATCGGGCGATCTTCAAGACGCGCGCCGGTATCGATGTGGTCGAACTTGCTTGGCTCGTACTGCAGGCCGTTGATGGTCCATTGGCCGTTGTCGTCACGCTTGGTGCTCATCACCCGATAGAGCTGGACAGCCAGGTCATCGGCGTCGAGCGCCCAGCACAGTTCCGGCTCCGGCGTCTCCGAGTAGGCCGCGGTAACGGTGACGGCTTTGCCGTTGACCGACTGCACCGTCCGGCCCTCGGCGCGCCCGCTCGGCAGGTTGATGATCAGGCGATCACCGGCCTTGGCTTGAGTGACGCGATCGAGCGTCAGCACTCGCCCCGCGACACCGGAGATCCGCCCGCCGATCTCGCGACCAGCCAGCAGCGAATCGGCCACCGGGATGATGTAACCCGGCAGGGGTATCCGGCCCTCCGTCCCAGTGGTGAAGGAGATTGTCCGATCCTGCACGCTTGTCAGCACCACCCACTTCGCGCGGCGCTGCGCCTCGCTCTCGCGAGTGCATCCAATGGCAGAAATTTCCACCGGGTTGTCGCCATAGCGGCGTAGCAACGTCGTGTCGGAATAGCCCGTCACGTCGGTGTCGTAGTTGTTCGCCGGATTGTCGTAGCTGACCAAAGCGCGGCTGTATCTCGATCGCGCGGAGGCAGCGCCGTAGGACATTTTCCCATCGATCGCATTCGCCCGGGTGAACACGTAGTCGAAGTCGGCAGTGCGCGGCATGTCGGCCTGCGACACAAGCTGGCCCTGCGCCCAATAGGTCATCCCCCGGTAGATCGCCGCAATGTCCCTCAGCAGTGTCCAGGCTTGGGCGCGAGACTGCAGGTTCAGATCGCACAGAAAGCGCGGCTCCTGGCCGCCCTTCCCGTCTGGCACCAACTGGTCGCAATACTGGGCGATCTTGTACATCTCCCACTTGTCCACCATCCAGGGCTTGATCCGCTTGCCCAGGCCGAAGCGCGCATTGGTACTGATGTCGTAGGTGACCCATGCCGGGTTGTTGGTCCAGGCCTGTTTCATCGTGCCGTCCCAGATGCCGAGGTAGGCCAGGGTCTCCGGATCGTAGTTGCTCGGCACTTGGACCTTCCGCCCGCGGCAGTCGACTGTGACAGCCGGAATGTTGCTGAACTGCTCTGCGCTGAACTCGACGTACAGCAGGGCCGTGTTCGGGTAGCGCAGCTTCGCGTCGATCACCTCGGTGTAGCCGGCGATCAGCATGGTGTCGGCGATACGGTTGTTGTTCTGGTTCGGCGTCAGGCGCCGCACGCGCAACTGCCAGCCACTGGTGGCCGCCGGCAGGTCGATCCGGCGGGAGCGCTCGTAACGGGTGGTGGTCTTGCCATCGACGGCCTCGCGCAGCACCTCCTGGTAGGCGCCGCCGTCGGTGGACAGATCTACGGCGTATTCGATCCGGTACCCGCCGATGTTGCCGTTGGTGTCCTGCTGTTGTAGCGCCGGCCAGGCGAAGCGCAGGCGCACTGCGGAAAGTTGGGTATTGCTCAGCGAGCGCACCCAGGGCGTATCGCTGCGCAACTCGACGTTGACGCTGGTTTCATTCTCAACGGCAGGGATGCCCGGGATGTAGTCCTGGTCCACCGACCCCGCGCGCCACTCCCACTTAACGTTGGGGAAGTTCAGGTTGCCGCTCGGGTCCATCAGCGGGGTGTTGTCGAGGTAGATATCGCGCTCGCTCGGAACGCCGGCGAACTCGCCCTCGCCCACGGCGAGCAGAATCTTGGCCATCGCGACCGAGCGCAGGCTGTCGGGTGCCTCGACCGGCTGTTTCGGCTTGCTACTGCCGCCCTTGCGGCCGGCCAGGTGCTGGTGAACTGCGCCCATGCTTTCCTCCGGGCATGAAAAAGCCCGCCGAAGCGGGCATTGGTGGTCTAGGCAGAGCCTACGCGGCGCTATCCAAGCCGAGCGTCATCTGCAACTGGTCACGCCAGTACTCGACCTGGTGAATCAGTCCCGGCTTCTTCTGCTTCCACCGGGCTAGCTCACGACCGTTGAGACTGGCCAACTCTCGAGCATCACGCAGTTCGCGGCACGCACGGTCGAACTGGCGCTTTTCGGTCAGTTCGCCCCGCAAGAGAGCATCAATGTGTAGGTCGCACCAAACAGCAAAGTCGACATCGAGCCAGCGAGCGAATGCCACAGCCAGCTTCGGATGCAGCCAAGTGCCACCGGCACGCCCCTTCGAAGTCTTAACTAAAAGGTGGGATTCCCCCACATTTAAATGGCGCGCCAGTGCGTCCGTGTATTTCACCGTATCCGGCAGGCGCAGCCATTCCACCGGTTTTTTGCCGAAACGCTTGGCCACATCCGTGGCATTGATCCAGCCATCGGAATTGAATCGAACAGCCTGACCCTGATAGTTGAAGGGAATAACGTTAGACATAGTGATGCTCCATCCGCCTGAAAAAGAGAAGTGCAGGCAGGGGCGTAGGCGGAGCTGGACCGACCCTTTTCGGTAGCGAGCCTAGCCTGCACGTGTGCCCCAGTTGGGGGTGCGGGCACAAAAAAGCCCCGGCACGCCGTGCGGCGTCCGAGGCTTTGGGTTTTCTGTGGGCACAAAAAAAGCGCCTTTAGGCGCCTTAGGGAAGTCAGTTACTTTTGTTCCAACAATGCCTGAACCATACAGTTTTTGATTATCAAACGCAACTCATGCGGCTGCAAGAATCGGCAACGTATGTGTATCTTGCCCCCTTTCCACGCGGATGGCTACACCTTGTCCTCGGCATAGATCGACGCCGAGATAATCGCCCCGCCCCAGCGGCGCTTCCCATAGCAGATCGGAACCGGGTTCCCGCTGGCGGTGGTGTTTCTGGCGCTGCCGAAGGCGTAGCTGGGCAGGTTCTCCGGGGCGGCTGACTGGCTCAGGCCCTTAGCTTGGGGGCTGAGCATTTGGACTACGCCGCCGAGAGCCAAAGAGGCACCAGTAGCGCCTACAAATCCCCAGGCACCGCCAGCAGCAAATCCGCCGATGCCGCCGGTGGCGATAGTCGCTACCGCGACCATTGCAATACCGATGATGGTCTGAACCAGGCCGGCGCGCTTGCTGCCGGCGATAACCGGGACAATCCGCACCTCCCTGGCACCATAGGTGGAGAACTCGTCTTCTCCGACGTTCCTGCGGTTCCGGTAGATGGCGAATCGCATACCCAAGCGCTGGAGGCGCATGATTGCCTCCTTGAAGCCAGGGAGCGTGTTGCGCAGGGCGCTGAAGGCTTCTTGGACGCTTCCGGTATCGAGTTGCCGGCGATGTTCACGACCGAACTCCCGGATCAGTGGCCCAGATAATTTGATGATGGTCATCTGTCGGTATTTCAGGACACTCTCGGACATGCTTCCTCCAGACATGAAAAAGCCGCCCGAAGGCGGCTTGGTTTACAGGCAGCCCTTGACTGCCTCGATTCGACTGTTCTTTCGCCAGTCCATTATCCCGGACTGAAAGTAAATGCTGATATCTGACCCTCTGTCGGTGGAAACCACGTCGACGAACTCAGTCTGTCCTTGCGAGACAACAGTGCGCCCGCCGCCAAGTAGCGGCTGCAGCGAAACGTCATAATGAACGCCTGCTAAGGATTGATTTTGCCAGGCAAACAGAACGCACTCTGCCGCCTGCTCAACCCCCTTGGTGCTGGAAAACGACCGGTAGGGCTTCTCCTGTCGCAACTCACTCATCGACGAGCACCCTGCCATCGCCATAAGCGCGGCCACCCCGATCAACTTCTTCATGGTTCCCTCCTTACAGATCGCTGGAGGTTAGCACAACCTACTGCCTGGCTTGGCGATGCCGAAGCACTAGGCGAGCCCGCTCGTGCCAGTTACCGCCGTAGACGATGATCTCGCTGGGCTTTCCGTACAGGTGGTGCAACAGGAACGGGCCAGCGCCGAAAACTTTGGTCTCCTCGCCCGGCAGCGACGGATCGTCGCCCAGGTAGATCCCCGCATGGTTCGGGTGCGCGGTACGCCCTACCTCCATCACGATCATGTCGCCGCGCTGCGGCCGTTCCACCCGGACGAATCCTGCGGCCTCGAACTGCTGCTCGTAGAGGCTCGGACCGTCTGCCCGCTCCCACCAGCCGTCGGAACGCTCGAAGTGCGGGAATTCGATACCCCACTCCCGCTTGTACCAGTCGGCGCAGACCTGCCAGCAATCCCAGGCGCCGTGGACGAAGGGACGTCCCAGCAGCGGGATGTTGCCCGCCGGCGCGATCGTCCGCAGGTCGCCTTCCGGCCAACTGAGGATGTGCCACGGCAGGCCGGACGCTTCGCACATGGCCAGGTCATGCGGCGACGGTCGGCTGGTCGCGTCCGGATGGCTGTGCACGATGGCCACCACCTCGCCCTGGTCCTCTGCCTCGGCGTACGCCTCGGGTGCTATGCGGAACTCTTCGCCGGCGTCGGCAGCGGTGTTTTCGCAGGGAACGTATCGCTGGCTCCGGCCAGAACGGATGATCAGTCCGCAGCACTCGCGCGGATACTCTGCCGCGGCATGCTTCTGCACGGCGGCAAGGATGTGCTTGAGCATGGTTATTCCAGCGGCTGGAAGGTGAACTTTGTGGAGCCGTCACAGGCGTGCGCGCCCGGCACGGCTCCGGGCGGCACATCGACAGTACGGCGATAGGTCGACTCGGTTCTCCCCGAGACTCGTACCTCATCGACCACAACCCCGCCGCCCAACAGCGGGATGGTCAGCGTTGCACCGATGCGGCCGAGGCCTGTCTCCTGATAGAGATGGTCGACAGTCAGCAGGTACTTCATGGTCAACTCCTGGCAATGATCGAGACAGCGGGGAAGCCGCCAAAGGGTAACTGGTTGCCCTGCCCCCAACGCTTGTTGCAGGACCGATAGAGCCCGGCGCACTGGTCCTTCGCAGGGTCGTCGGTCGGGTTGTCGTCGATGTCGAAATAAGGGCCGGTGTAGCCGCAGTCGGGGCCACGATAGCCGCCGGTCATGCACCAGTGGCAGAGCGTAGTCATCTGCCTGCCGACAGCCTCGTTGCCGACATCTCCTGGGCTTGCCAAGTCCCAGGTAACAGCCTCGTTGTCCTCGGCGGATTTCTGGTCGATATACCAGACGCTGATGGATTCCTGGGTAGGGTCAGCATCTGGGTTACCGTCGGGGAAGTTCTCCGCATCCAGATATTCCGCCAGCGTCTCTCGAATGGTGAGTTGGAAGTTCGCCAGATCGTCGAACACCAGGCAGAGAGCGGTGATGCTGCCCGTCACGTTGCCTGCTGAGAACTTCGGGCGTACTGCCGTGCCGTTGCCGTTCGCCTCGATGCCGCTGATTTGGACGGGCCAGGCGGAGTACTCCTGTCCCTGCCACCAGATCGACTTCGCAGGTAGTTGGTCTGCGTTTGCGCCAGCGGCTGCTAGCTCCTGCGGAGTGTGGGGGATGGCGTGGCCATGGAAACGCAGCACCTCGGCACCGAACTCGCTGCCGTCGAGCTCGAAGAGCATGATCTCGGCGCCCGGCTCCAGCTTCTGAATCTGGGTGTTGATGCTCATGGGTGGTATGCCTGGGTAAAGGTGGCGGTCAGGGTGTAGTAGTCCCCCCCTCCTCCGCTGATCGAAGGTGCGGTTCCCCGGTAGAAGCCAAGTTCGCCAAGCGGAGGCGTCCAAAGGAACGATTTTGCACCAGCGTGTCGATCGAGGAAGTTCCTGATTTCCTTGATCTTGGTGCCGGTCCCGCTGATGGAAATATTCCAGGACTGCGCGACGTTGTTCAGCCCGTTCTCGGCCACCTGCTCGTAACCATCGCCGAACTTTCTGTTCAGCGTCGCATAGTCCGTTGTTCCAGAAGACTGTGAGTGAACGCACCAAGTAAAGGTCTCAACGGCCATTCTGCATTCTCCAGATGATGCCGCCGGGTTGAGATTCCTGGGCTATCACGCCACGCGCCACATCGGCGATCATCTTCGATAGCTGCATGGCGTAGTTGTCATTGGTGTCCGAAGTGACGGACTGCGAAGTCGTGCCTGAAGTCACCGTGACATTGGTGTTGATCTGGAACGTATTGCCACCAGCACTCTTCGCGCCACCACTCCCAATAGCCCTAACTCCGAGACTGCCATCTGCCGCCCTGGTGAGCGGCATAATCGCCTCCGGCCCGGCCTCGCCAAACACGCCCGCCCCTTTCGCGAAGGCGAAGAACTGCGGGCTGTTGTACACCCCGTTACTGAATGCCGAGAGGCTTGGCGAACTGTAGACACCCCCTTTGGCGTTCGCGGTGAAATAGCTGCCGATCGCACTGATCACACCGTTGCTGCTGCCAGACATGGACGAGATGAGCGACGTAATGAACTTGTTCTGCGCGATTCTCGCCAAGTCGCTCAGCACCGAAGTGGTGAGGCTACGGAACGAGGCCTTCCCTGTCGTAACGAAGGTACGGAGCTCTTCGTTCAACCCATCCAGGCCGCGCATCATCGCCGAACGGGTTTGGCTCGCCGTGTCATCGATCTGTTCGAACCAGGTCCGAGCCCCAGATGCTGCACCAGCCAGCCAGTCCTGGCGGGCCTTATCCATCTGCTGGTAGCCATCTTTCTGCGCTTGAATCCGCTTGGGAAGGTATTCAAGCTCCAGATCGATCTGCGCCTGAAGCTCCTGACGTTGCTTCTCGGTGGTCGCCTGGGCCAACTCGGTCCGCAACTGGAGGACTCGGTCGTTGGTCTGCTGCTCCAGTTGGAGACGCTGCTGGTACCGTTCGGCTTCCTTGCCGCCCATGCCAACCGCCGCGGCTTGGGCGGCGTATTGCTGGCGCTGAATCGAGAGTTGCCGCTCCATCTGCGCCCGATACTGCTCGGCCTGGGTGAGGCCTTGGGCGCCCTTGATAGCTGCTGCGTAGTTGATCGACGCCTGGGCCAGCGCCTTGCTGTATTCCTCTTGCGTGATCTTGCCTTTTGACAGCAGAAGCTCCAGCTGAGACTGACGCTCGACATACTCTTGCAGCGCGAACTTGGCCGGCTGGGCCGCCTTATACAGGTTGTCGAAAGCGGTCTGGGCCTCGTTCAGCTTGCTCGAAAGGCCATCCTTGGTCTTCGTCGGCTTCGTTTCGGTGTTTCCATCCAGGCGATCAAGCATTTCCCTGAGCTGTTGCTCGGGCGTTTTGACGCTGGCGGAGCCTGACTTGGCATAGGTCTGAGGCTGGCCAAAGGTAAGCAGCGATGCACCCTGGAGATTCTGCTGAGGAGCAGATAGCGGCGATACCATGCGAGCAGCAGATGCCACTGCAAAGTTGGCAGCTTGCTGCATTGCCGTGATCTGTCGCTTCGAGCTTTCCTCCGCATTCTCGGCCATCTTGTTCATGGCCTTACCCTGAGCTTCCATTTGGATTCTCAGTGCTTCTGAGGACTTGATCGAAACCAGCAACTGACTGCTCAAGCGCTCCTGATCGGCCTTCTTTCCGGACTTTACCGCTTCCTCATACTTTTTGAGTAGTTCTGTCTGCTCCCCAACAAGACGAGCGTATTCGATCTGCTCCTTGTTGAATCCAGCCTTGGTTGCTGTGTAGACAGCCTCCTGAGCCGCATTTGCCCCGACCAAGTCGCGGGTTTGCGTCAGTTGGGCGATGTACTTATCCCAGGCCTGCGCACCACCACCGACCGCAGCCGCAGAAGCCTGCTGCGCGCTCGCCAGAGATTTCGCTGAGCTGGTAGCTCCGTCCATTGCGGTCTTACTGCGATCCAGCAGGCGGGCGTAGTCGTCAGCCTTCTGGCTGCTGGCCGAGTATTCCGCTCCGATCTTGACCAGCTGATCGCGGTACACGCCGGATATCTGGGTATTGCTGGCCAGCCAACCGGTAAGAGAGTCGAGCGTCCTCTGCCCGTTCCTCACCTCTTCGAACATGCGCTTGAAGGTGTCTGCAGACTCCACGCCGCTGACACCAAGCGAATTCAGACCATCAAAGGCGCGAGTGAAGTACTCATCGAGCGCGCTGCTAGCATCCTTGGTCGCGTCACGTTGCGCTTCCATCCATTTCGCAGACTGGAAGCGCTGCTGCTCGGCGCTCAGTTGCTTGAATTTGGCAATCGAGTCATCAAGCGTCAGGTTCTGGTCTATCAGCGACTGAGTTGCGCTGTCGGTGCTTGATGCGAAGTAGATGGCCGCGCCTGCTGCCACGGTGATAGCCGTGGTGAGCAAGCCAATTGGTCCGCCGGCCAGTGCCATGAGGCCTGCCGAGGCCCGGGCGCCAAGGGACTGCGCCGCATTCAACCGAACCTGAGCCGCATTCTGTGCGGTAACCGCCACAGTGTCGGCCTCGCGTAGCGTGGTCAGCCTAGCCTGTCCGGCTGCCAGCTGGCCCTGAATGATGACCTCTTGTCCTGCCGTTTGCCCAAGGGCGCGCTCCGCTGCTGCCTGCTGCAATGTTACTGCAGCCTCGGCCCTTCTGATCTCAGCAAGTCGGGTCAACGACTGCTGGCGACCAACATCATTGATCTGCGCTTGGAGGCGCTGCGCCTCAAGCGCTCGATCAGCTGCCAACTGCTGCTGCACTGCTTGAAGTTGGGCAACGGTATTTGCCTGGGCCGCTCTCGCCGCTGCGGTCTCAGCCATCGACCGCTGAGTAATCGAAACTGCCGCGACTTGCTCCGCCACGGCCTTCCGAGAGGCTTGCGCGGTAGCTGCCGTGGCCGCCACTTCTGCCTGCCTCTCAGCGACTACCTGCTGCTGAGTGGCCGCCAAATCGGCATAGCGAGCCTTGGTCGCAGCCGCAAGCGAAACCACCAGACCTGTTCCGACCTTGGCTGCGTAGGCGCCAGTGATGGCCATGAGTACATCGGTGTTTTCCGCTACCGTCTTCAGGCCATCGCCGCCGACCGCTACCAGGCTACCAAGTGCATTGGCAATGCTCTGGATGCCCATGACCACTTCGGGCTTGGCGAGCGAACTGGCCAGGGCGTCTACCGAGCTAACAACCGGGTCTACGTTGATCTGTCCGATAGCGGCCAAGAAGTTGTTTTTCAGGGCGACAGACGCCCGCTCAAATGTGCGTGGCATCTTCGCCAGTTCAGCGTTTAGCGATGTCAGCGACTTGAGCAGCGCGTTCGTTACAACATCGCCAGTGATCTTACCTTCTGCCGCAAGCTTGCGAATCTCTCCGTTCGTTACCCCCAGATAATCGGCCAGAGCGCGAGTTATACGCGGCCCTTGCTCCATGACGGAGTTCAGCTCCTCGCCGCGCAGCGTGCCGGAGGCGAGACCCTGAGAAAGCTGAATTGCAGCGTTCGACGCCTCCTGCATCGTTGCGCCAGAGATCACGAAGGCCTTGTTGAGCGCATCGGTGACGTTGAGCATTTGCTCTTGCGTGTAGCCAGCACCGCGAGTGGCGTTTGCCAGGCGCGTGTACAGCGAGACGGTGGATTCAAGCGAACTGCCGGTTTTGTTGGCCATCGCCAGCAGCTTCTGGAACGACTCGCTGGCGTTTGCCGTCGAAGTACTGACCAGCGCCAGAGAGCCCTGCATGTTCTTGAAGGCATCGGTCATGCGCAGCACTTCGCGAGCGACGGCGCCCACCCCAAGAGCAGCAAGCGCACTGCCTGCAGCGCGAGCAGCAGTTCCAAGCCCGCGAACGTTGACCGTCGCCTCGCCGCCAGCGTCACCCAGGCTGTTGAGGCTCGTACGCAGCTGGTCGATCTGCTGTCGAGCGTTTCGCGAGTCGATGACTATCGAGAGGCGGGATTCCTGAGCCATGCCTTTCTCCGGGCGTAAAAAAACCCGCCGGAGCGGGTTGTCATGTCGTATTCGGCCTACTTGGACCTTAATTCAGCCATTGCCCTTAAGCAGCCGCTGTAGAAATCGTTCCTGAAGTCGCTGATTGCGGAAGTCTTCATTGGCTCAGTGCTGTACCTGGGCAGCTTGAAGGCTTCCACGAATGCAATTCGCACAATCGAGTTAACCTGGGCCTCCTTTGCATCTGAGATCTTCGAGGCTCGCCTATCTATGATTGCCAGCGCCTCGGACAGGTTCTTCCCATTTTGCCTGTACTCCATCGCGCCCTTTGCCGCTGTGTCATAGACCTTGCAAGGGTCTTCTTCCGCAGCCTGAGCAAACGATGCTGCGAGCATCGCTGGAATGAGTGTCGCTCGAATCAGTGACATTTCCTGCACCTCCGTATGATGAGGGCAATCTACCACCATCAGCAGGAAGCGCAAAAACGCCTCTTCGCCACCTAGCGCTTCGGCGGTGTTTTGGGCTTGGCCTTCTCTTGCTGCTCGTCCCAATGCCGGCGGAATTCGTCATCGAGGGCGAATATCGAGGCGTCGAACTCCTCACGGCAGATTGCCGAAGGATATCGCTCCAGGTATTGGCCTATGATGGCTGGAGAGATCGGCGCAGGCGCGCCAACCATGCCGACGTACTGGCGCGATCTCCCGATGTGGCCGTAGGCCGCAAGGATCTCTGCGGTCACCGGGTCGATCTCTGGAGCCGGCGGAACAGGGTCTACGCCTTTCAGGCGCTCTCGCTTCCAGCGGGCTTTCTCGTTCGCCTCCCCCGCCCAGTCTCGCCCCCAGCAGTAGGCTTCAACGGCTTTTTTGCAGTCTCTTTGGCCCGCTCCTCAGCCCGCGTGGCGATATCAGAAGCCACCTGCAGGGCAGTGAAGTAGACGTCTGGACGCTGGGCAATGAGTAGCTTTCCGCGCTCCTTGGTGTAGGGCGTGTCCACGCCCGGCTGCTCAGCCTCTTCCACCCCTTCCCAGCCGAGAATGATGTGCTTGCACACCAGATCGACCAGCATGTCATCCATGCTTTCAATGTCCTGGATTTCGGCGTTCGCCGGGTCGAAACCTTCGGTGCCAACGCCATAGCGAGAATCGACAATAGCCTGGTGCCGCTGGATCAGCGCGTGGTGAGACTTGAACTTCGGATTGCCCGCCGATCCGACCTTGATCCTCACGCCTGGGGCAATTTCCACCCACCGCGTGCCTTCAAGGTCCAACTTTGGGGCCTGGGAAATGACAAGAGCCATGGTATTCCTCTACGGTAAAAGTCCCGACGCGCACCGCAGGGCGCGCCGGGCAAAGGATTAAGCGGTGACGGTGACAGCGCAGGTGTCGGTCTTAGTGCCGTCTGCGACGCTGGTAGCCGTGATGGTGGCGGTGCCGGCGGTCAGGCCGGTGACCAAGCCGGTGGCGCTGACGCTGGCGACCGCTGGGTCCGAGGTGGTCCACTCGACCAGCTGGCTCGCACCAACCGGGGTGACTACGGCCTCGAGGTCGGCGGTTTCATCAACGGCTAGACTCAGGGTGGCAGGTGTCACCTCTACAGCAGCGATGACAATCGGCGCCGGCAGTCGGGTGATGGTCGGAGGCACGCGGCGAGCGGTGTAGCTCAGCTCTACCTGAACGATGTCGGTAGCCCCGCCGTCCGGCCAGTCGCCGCTGACTTCCATCTCAGGAATGAGGAAGGTGTAGCCGCCGTCGGCGTTGCTCAAGGTGAACTCAAAACTGAGCGCATCACCGGTCTGCTGTGCCTTCCAGTACTCGTAAGCGGTCTTGGACCAGCTCAAGGTGATCGAGCCACCAGGCACGAAAGTGGTCTGAATGATGTTGCCGGCGAACGGATTGCCGTTGCCGATGCATCGCTGGGTCTGCGAGTTGTTGGCGAACTGCAGGTTGAAGGTGTCAACGCACGCGTTGTCTTCACCCAGTTGCACGCCGTTGATCTTCAGCCCGGTCACGTCTTTGAACCCGTAGCGCCGCTGGTTGGCCTCGGGCGCCGGGCTGACGATGAACGACGTATTGTCGGCCTTGTCCTGCCACGATGTGGCCATGAACGTGGTGGTGACGGTGATCTCGTTGTCGTTCGGAACCTCGATGTTGATCGTGTCAACCTGAGCGCCCCGGGCAATGCCCGCGATACCCACGTCAGCGTCGTATGCGGCAATGGAGAACGAGATTCGCTCGTTACCCATGGTCAGGGTGTTGCCGACCCAGTTTGCGCCGAAGCAGGATGCTAGGAACTCGTCCAGGGCGCCGAAGCGGAACTTGGTTTCGATATCGCCGCCAACATCCACGGTTGTCTGGGCGGTGCCCTGCGACATGCGGGTTTCGCCGATCTCGTTGTTCTCTTCGGTGTTGTAAGTGGGAACCAGGCCGAAGCTGACGCGGGTCAGGACGTTCCATGGGCCAGGTGGGGTAATGCCAGGTGTTACTTCTCGGATCCACGCAGTGGACCGCTTAGCGCCCGAACTCATCGGTGCCTCCTTAGATCGTAGTGATCCGGGGAGGCGTGGTGATCAGAGGGGCCTTTCGGCGTGTCTGGTCAGCGTGCCCGGTGGTTCAGGTTGTTCAGATGTTCAGCTCGACCTCGACGGAGGTCAGGACTTTCCGGCTAACCTCGCCGAGTGTGGTGAGGTCTACGTACTGCAGGTTGACGTACTCAACGCTCAGCCCGGTCTTCTCGTTGAAGGACTTTACCGCGCTGTGAATCTGCTCAGCCAGGATGCGGCGCTCTTCGCGCACCTGGTCAATGGTCATGCTCTCACTCATGGCTGCGCACCCTGATGATGGTTGGGATTGGATCACCCAGCGCCCACACAACCTGCTCGCCGTCGAGCAAGTCAGGTTCTTCGCGCGTTGCGCTACCGAAAGGTCCGCGCTCGCCATCACGGACGAAGTAGTTGGATCGCTCGACGACCTTTCCGTCAATTCGAACTTGCATCGCCGCTCTCCTTCGCCGAAAGCCAGCGCTCCCAGGCGGCAAGCGCAGCCTTGGCCGCGCGGATCAAGCTGCGATGCAGCTCCAAGGTTGTTTTGGACATGAGTGCCTCTTGCGCTCAGCGTGAGCGGCTATGCGGGAATAGTGCGGACCACGATGATCGGCAACGGGTCGTCGTCAGGCCTGAATGGCCCTAGTGGTGTGAGCAACAGTTCGGTCTACCGCTTCGCCATTGAAGCGGACCTTCATCGTCTGGCTCATCAGTAGGCCCTGTATGGGAGCGAGATGTTGACCTGATACCAGCCGTTACCTTCGTCACCAACCACGCTTGGCGATGCAGCGAAGAAGTCCAGCGGCCCTTCTGGCGCGCTGTAGTACTCGAAGTGCTGCACCAGCGTGTCGGTGGCCTCGGTGATAGGCAGGGTGCCTTTGTTGCTCGGCACGAACAGCTGAACGATGACAATGCCGGTGCGCCGAACGCTTGGGCCGTTGCCGACCTCTGGCGTACTGGATAGGCCAGGAACATCCGCAAGCCTGGCCCAGATTGGCTTGCCTGCTGGGCTGAATGGCCCCTGTGGGTTGTTCGGGTAGTCGATGGCATCGGCTGGAATCCCCGCCCACTGCTGCATACGGCCGATGATCACGGCGCGGATCTGTTCGAAGGTCATCTGCTGTAGGCCTGGGAAACGCTGTGGAAGGAGACTTCATAAATGCCGGCAGGAGCCTGCTTTGAGTGCCCCTGTTCGAGCGGCAGCGCATAGGGAAGCGAGTTCTGGATGAACACCTGCGTGTACGGCTCAAGCCCGCTCATGGCAGACAGGCCGCGCTGGATCGTCTCGCCGCCGCTCTTGTCCAGGTTCTCGGTGGTCGTGTAGACCGGGGCGCCAATGCTCACGATGTTGTTGCCACGGAACCGACCGGTATCGACCGGCGACCGCAGTACGATCTCGTTGAGCATGGCCAGGGCGATCACCCTGACGCGCTGAGTCAGCGCCTCTTCTACCACGCCAGCGAACAGGCTTGGCGGTGTGCTCCATCCCTGCTTGGCCATGGGTCACTTCCTCAGTTGCACACGATAGGTGGCCGAGGCCGGGTCAGCCCGTACCGATTTGACCAGGTAGACCACCTGCTTGGTACGGTCCATCAGGTCGGGCGCCGTGATTTTGTGACCGACATCCGGGGTATCCGCGACCTCGTTGGCCAGCGCGGTAAGGCGCAGGTCACCGACGAAGATGTTGATGTTGTCGATTCGGCTGTCTTCGTAACGCGAAAGCACGCCACGGCCTGAGTAGGTGACCGGCTGGGCTGTCGTGGTTTCGTTGACCGGATCCCACACGCCTGGCCCCATATACTCGCCGGTGAAGGCCAGAACAGCGTCGGCCAGGTCCGTATTGAGCGCCTCGGCTAGGTCGGCCTGCAGCTCGTCGAGAAGTCCCATATCAGCCCCTCACGATCTTGGTCTGGCCGCTGTTGTTCAGGTAGGGCGCCAGCAGCGCCAGGGCGAACGACTCACCAGCACTGATGGCGCGGGACGACTCGGCGTAGGTCTTGCTGCTGGATACGCCGTCAGCATCCACCGACTTGCTCAGCACGCCGGTTTCCTTGCTGCCGTAGATTTTGCCCGCCGCAGCCTCTCGGGCAATCTCTGCGCCGGCCTGAATGACGTCATCCGGTACTGGATCGAACTCAGGCAGGCCGAGATTGGTAAGCCAGGTGTTGGCCATCAGCACCGCCCGGGCCTTCTGGTCGTCGGGCGCCCAGGTAGGCCCAAGCAGGGCGTCCACCTGCTCGACGGTGATGTAGATGGTCATTACTTGGCCTCGTCCAGCAGCTTCTTGAGGTCTTCCAGGCTGGCATCAGGGCTGAATTGCACGCCCTTTTCGATCAGGGAGGCCTGCAGCTTTGCCTTAAGCTCGGCTTCTTCGGCAGACTTCTTGTCGGCAGCGGACTTGCCAGCCTTCGATCCTTTGGCTTCCTTCAGCGGCTCCGGGTGCTCGTAGCCATCGGGCGCGAAACGCGCATCGATGATCTTGTAGCCCTTCTGACGCAGTTCGGCTTTTCGCTCGGCGCTGACCGGGTGTTTCTCGTAAATGATGCTCTCAGGCATGTCTGTCTCCAGAAATGAAAAAGGCCGACTATTAGCCGGCCTCTATTTGATTCTTCGCTTAACTTGGGTGGTAGAACTCGCCATATTGCCTTTTGGCTGCGCGCTCTCGAGCAGTCGCAGCCTCATCAATGGTGTCGAATAGCCCAACATGAACCATTTTCCCATCGTCCACGATGAACGCTCTCCAGCGACCGGTTTGCCTGTGGTATCCGACCCCGGTAAATCCACTTGAGTTGTTAGACCTGAGCCCGATGTTCTGCATATTTCGGGACTTGCCCGCTATGCGAAGGTTGCTCCATCGATTGTCATTCTTCTCGCAGTTCACGTGATCGACTTGATCTGAAGGCCACTCGCCAGTCATGTAGAGCCACGCTAGGCGATGGGCATACTGCCTTTTCCCCATGACGCCTATCACAACGTAACCTAGCGGCCCAATCGTGCTGCACACATCGCCGGCCTTAACCCTGTTCTATGTTGGTTTAAGCCACGTGAATAGGCCTGAGTCGGGCGAATAGTGCAGGAGTTCTTTAAGCTTCGCTTGAGTAAGCATTTGACGCCTCCGATAAGGCAATAGATGGTGTCAGTAATCCGGCCTATCGGAACCGGAAACCCCTTGCAATGGGCTGTCCTGACATCACCATTTTACATCTTACTGGGCTGCATCGCCAATGGTGAGCACGCCAGCAGTTGCCTTGATGCTGTTGGCGACCAGATCCCAGTTCGATCCAGTTGCGAGCTCGGCATCGGTCGGCGATTTACCACCATTGGTTACATCCCACGTGTAGCCTTTGAGGCCCAGGCCAAACGAATAATCGCTTTGCATGGTGGTCTCGATGCGCTGGTTGCCGTTGGTGGTCTCGATGTTGGTGATCAGGTCGGAACCATCCATCACCATAGCCGCGCCATCGGCCAGGCTCAGCACCTTCTGCTTGTCCGGGGTGCCGGACTCGAACAGTGCGGCGGCGTCGGTGATGATCACCGCCTTGCCCAGGATGTCGACCACCTGCACGCCACTGAACTGGAACAGGCGCTCGGCGTTGGCGAGGTTCTGGCCCATCAGCTTGTGGTACATGGCACCGGTCATGACTTGGGCAACCAGGCGCTGGGAGGCGTCACCGAACAGCGCGTGGGCGTTGTTGATGGCGACGTAGGTGATGCCGGCGGTGGCCGAGACATCGTTCACAGCGGTCGGCTGGTTGCCGATGGCGGCCACCAGGGCGGCGATCGCAGTGTTCAGCTGATCAGCCATGATCGATTCGGACAGGTTGCGGCTGATGACCTCCAGCGCCTCCTCCGGGTTCTTCTGCACCCAGGACAGCTGGGAAGGCTCCCAGATGATCGGGCCGAAGCCGCCGGCGATCTTCACCGAGTCGTACTGCTTTTGCGACAGCGGGGTCGAAGCCTGGGCGCCGTTGGCGGCATAGCGGTCAACACGGCGCTGAGCGCTATGCAGGCCAGCCCAGAACGATTCCTGCAGGAAGTCACCGTCGATACCTTGGGTGGTAAGACGGATTGAGCCGGCAGACGCGGCGTTGAACTTCTCAACGTCCTGCTGCAGGGTCTCGATGGTGGTTTGCTTGAGGTATTCGTTGAATACCTTCATGTTCGAAAGTGCCATGTTGGCTCCTTAAGCGTCTGCGGTCATGGCCTTGATGGCTTCCAGGCGTGCTGCCTTGTCACCGCCGAGGCTTCCCTTGGTTTGGGGCTTTTGACCATTGGTCGTGTGGGCGCCTGTGCCTTGAGCACCGGTGCCCTTGAGGATGTGATCGCGGTGCGGGTACTGCGAGACGAGGGTTTCGAGCGCTTCGTTGAAGTCGGCCAGCTCACCTGGGCGGGAGCGACTAAAGACCTTCTGGCCTTGAGCGTCATAAGCGACGACCTTGCCTTCCTCGATCTTGAAGTTGCTGCCGAAGGTGGCCTGCACCATGTCTGCCGGGACAGCCATTTTCTCGGCAATGAACTGCGAACGGGCGAAGCTGCCACCGATCTTCTCGGCGTACAGTTGCTGCTCGAAGGTCTGAGCCTTGGTGTTGGCTTCGTCCAGCTGGGTCTGGAAGGCCTTGCTGATTTCACCCTTCACCTTCTCGATCTCGCCGGCATCCACCAGCTTCTTGGCGTCGAGGTTGGCGACGATCTCCAGCGCCTTCTTGGCGGCGGCAGCATCTTCGATGCCTTCAAATGCCTTGGCCGTCTTCTCCAGGCCATCAGCGCGCTCTCGGTGCGACTTGGCTTCGGCGTTCAGTCGAGTGATGGTGCTGCGGGTGCCCACAGCATCGAAGGCGACCTCCTTGCCATCGTCCTCGACGTAGACGGGTTTGCCGTCTTCGATCACTGCGTACTGCTTGCCATCCACTTCAACGGTTTTGAGTTTCATCTCGTCTCTCTGGGCCATCCGGCCTGCTGATGAGCCATCCGGCCCTATTGCGCCCCGTCCATCCGAACCGCAGGCAGAAAAAAGCCCCGCACTGGGCGAGGCCTGCATTGCGCGCCACAAAACGCGATGCTCGTATTTTGTGGCGCGGAATTACTTGAGTCGTTCGTGCAGCTGGTCGAGCGTCAGGAATTTCCCGCGCTCGTTGTAGAAGTCTTCCAGCTTCAGCTTGTCCTGGCGCAGCAGCTTCCCGCGCTCAGGCCCGAGGATCTCGTCCTGGCGGGCTGCGGGCTGGCGAGCAAGCCATTGCGCGTAGGTGGTCTGCTGTGGAACTTGGCCATCCATGCTTGCCCGCGTAGCCGCGTCACTGATCCCCAGTGCCATGGCGCTCTTGAGTATCGGGATCTTGGTGGACCGGCAGCAGAAGTGAATGCGCCCCGGGCCAGCCAGCCACGGGATCTTGTGCCCGATTGGCTGGTACGTGCCCAGTGTGTACGGCAGGCGGTCACGGATTCGGCAGGTCGTCGAGGTCCGGCTGTCCAGCGTGCTCAGCCACTCAACATGGCTGATGATGTCGCTATTGGCCTCGAATGCCTTGTCGCTGGCAGTCTCTGCGGTGTGCGAAACAGCGGACCTGACTACCGACTCCACTTCGCGGCGTGGACGCTGCAAGAGGCCGTCCGCGTACTTCTCGGCCCGGGTACCCATGATCGTTCGCACGATCTCATCTGTGGTCTGTCCGTTTACCACGCCAGCGCGCACAGCGTTGCGTATGAGCGCCTTTCGGTCCGCCTCGATGCCGTCCATCCATTCGGAAAGCAATCGCCCCTGGAATGGCCTGGCTGCGGCCTGCGCCCTCACCTGGCTGAACTGTGCGACCTGGATTGGGAGCTTGGCCTGCACCAGGGCTGGCACGATCGATTCGAACAGTTTCAGCTGGAACGCGATCTCGTAGGTGGCTACGCCATCAGTGAGCGCAGTCATAGCCTGGCGAACCTGGGCGAAGGTGTCGCTGTTCAGCTGGTTGACCCGGAACAGCGCGGCATCCACGGCCGAAGCGCTCAGGTCTGTACCCAGCGCCTCGATGGCAGACACCAACGCCGCACGCAGCTCAGCGTCGTTACCGTTCAGGATCTTGATGATCGCGACGACTTGGGCATTGCTCAACCTGGACAGATCGACCTCATGCCCAATCAGCTCGTCAATCAGCTTCTCGTTTGCTGTCTTCATCAGATCGCCCCGAGGGCTGGGCCTTGGGATTCAATCTTGGCCAGCTCTTTCTCCCAGTCGTATTCGTCGCTGATCACGCCACGGCGCTGCATCTCAGCGAACAGCGTCTCTTTCGATAGCATTCCGGCGTTGGCCATGGATACCAGAGTTGGAAGCGAAACCTCAGGCGTGTAGTCAACGTCGAAGTTGCCGCGCATCTCGACGGTGCCGCCCTCACCCTGGCCACGGTAATCAGCCATGAACTGGAGCAGTTGCCCCAGGCAATCACCGAACTGGTGAGCCATGCGGGCCAGCGGCGAAAGCTCCTGAGCAGCTTCTTCCTCGGCCTGTGTCGCGGTCTTGGTCGCAGACTTGTCCTGGGTCAGCAGCTTGGCACCTGCCATCCGCATCTCATCCAGCAAGTCCTGTAGCGCGGTGCGCCCGGCCTCTACAGCCTTGCCCGTGTGTTCCACATACTTGAGGTTGCCATCTTTCGGCAGATCGGTAAGTGATCCGGTGCCAACCTTGAACTCTGGCGGGATGACCTTCCCCTGATTGTCGTACTGGGCCTGAATGCCGATACGCACCAGAATCGGCACGCGAATGACATGCAGGATGTTGTCCTGGTCGCTCTGGCTCTGCCAGTGCTTCACGTTCAGGTGGGCCAGCTCGAGCAGCGGTGGCTTGGCAGTCATGAAACCGGTGCGGCCGGTGTAGAACGTCACCCATGGGATGTACGTCAGGCTGGTGACGCCCTCGTCATGAACTGCCCAGGTGCCACCCTTGCTTGGGGCTCGGTAGATTCTCCACAGCCCTGGCTCAAGTACGCGGATCTGCAAGACGACATCAACGCCGAACTCGCCATCCTCTTCCTCGATCGCCTCAATGTAGCGAATGTGGGTCAGCACCCCGCCCTTCGCCTTCCACCCGAGAACCTGCTCAGGCTTGACCATGACGGCATATGGACGGACGCCTGCGGCCTTCTCTTCCGCCATGGTGCGGCCGGCTTCGGAGGCTGGATGATCAACGAAAGCGTGGCACAGGCCGTGGCTCAAGCCATTCCGGAAGAACTCCACCGACCAGTTGTTCAGGTCGTTTCCGGCCAGGTCGATGTCCGTTGCCATCTCCGCAATCTCGGCCGGAACGTCGTCGCCCAGCTGCAGCGGCTCCGCAAACACCCGAGAGGTCATGTTGCCGACCGTCTCAGAGTACGCGGGCAGCAAGGTGGACTGGGCAAGGCGAGACTTGTAGATCTCATCGTCTTCTGCTGGGTATTTCGGCAGCAGCGCCTGGCCAGCAGCGCGCATGGCCATGGTCCCGCCCATGAGCGGAGAGATCACCGCCCAGTATCGGCGCATCTCGTCGACAGCTGGCAGGGTGAAGCTCGGGTTATCGCTCATGGTCACATTCTCAGGGATTGGGTCGTAGTCATTGGGCGTTCGATAGGGAACAGATAGGCCAGCGGATAGCCGGCGGCGTCGTTGAGGTGATCCACCCCGCTCGACTTGTCGGGCATGCCGTTCTTGTCGTAGGCCTGCTGCTCCAATCCGTCCGCAAGGTGCGGGCACCGGTTGACGTTGATCTTCAGGCGCCGCTCGCCATTGCCATTCAGGATCAGCGCGTTGACGGCGTTCACCCTGTCCGCGATTGCGGGGTTTGTCCCGTTCACCTGGATGGAGAATCCGGCCTGTCGCAAGATGCTCAGGTCCGACTCACTGGCATTCTTGCTGCTGGCGTTCTGGCCTGATGCATCGGGGAAAATCTGAATAGGGTGGCCCTTCGCGGCGTATCGCGCCTTGATCAGCTCTGCCATGTACGGCGTATCGCGCCCATCAGTGATCTCGGCTACTGCTACAGGGCATCCGCCGCGCAGGACATAGACAACAGCGCTCATCTTGAGCCTGTTGAAGTCCATGCCGATCAGAAGCGGCTCACGCTCCTGCTCGACGGTGTCGCAGTGGTTCAGCGTCCGGTCAAAGTCTGGATAGACGCTGCCGCTGTTCAGGTTTGTGAACTTTCCCTCGATGTATGCAGTGATTAGCGCAGCTGGGTAGCTGTCGCGAAGGCTCTGCACATAGTCGTCGGGAAGGAACGGATTTGTGTAGGTCGCAGCCTGAACCATCGCATAGCCAGGCTTGGGAGCGCGCCCCCAGGTGTCGTAGACGAACTGGAATCCTTCAGGCGTGGTGTAGGCCGAAACTCGGTTGAATGGCTGCTCTATACCAGTTGGTCGCTGCCGGTTCCGCGCAATGATCTTGCGCCACGCCAGCGCCGCCTGAGCCTTCTTTAGCGTGTCGATCTCGTCGACGTGCGCGCGGTAAGACTCATACCCGATGATTCGCGCCGGGTTTTCGAGCGTCCTGAGGATGAAGTCACCGCAGTTCGGGGCGCTGGTGTAGATGATGTTCTCTTGCTTGTTGTACTTGTAACGAATGCCAAGCTCGCTCAGCTTCTCCTCCATGCGAGGTGCGAGGATCAACCTCACCAGGTCATAGGTCGGCTCATAGAGCGCAATCAGCGCGTCAGAGGAGGACAAGGCATCACGAAGGGCACAGTTGGCCAGGGTCTCCGTCTTTCCGGTACCGAACCCGCCAACGAAGGCAGGGTATTTGTCTTGCAGCTGGAAGAACCTAGCCTGAGGCTCGGTCATCTGGATTCGTAGCGTCCGACCGGCCACCTACCACCTCAATCTCGATTTTGGTTACAGGAGGAGCCGGCTCATGACCTGCCTTAAGCGCGGCCAGCTCGACCCGGCGCTTCTCGATCTCGATCCGCTTGAGCTCTGCATCTAGGTCGGCGTGACCTGCAGGCACGAACATGCCCAGGTGTCGGCCGATATCGACCAGAGCGCCCTTCTTGTCGTGCAGCTTGACCTTCAGGCCGTCGCGCCCCTGAGACACCTCAGCGATGGCAGCAGCCGTGTCATCGTCAATCTCGGTGGAGTCGACTAAGGCCAGCCCGTGGTACGGAACCATGTCCTCAGGGCCCTCATCGTCGGCTTCGACCATGCGGACCATCGTCTCGCCCCAGCTGACCACCTTGCGGATATCGCTGAAGCCGATCTTGGCGAGTTCCTTGAGTACCATGTCCTGGGTGATTCCGGTTCTGCCAGACCTTGACTTCATGCTCTCGGCAACAGCGGCTGAAACACTAACATTTGCTAACAGGCGTGAACCTTGCTCGTTTGCCGTCTTCTTGCTGTAGCCAGCACGGATAGCGGCTTGCGTGGCATTCAGGTCGATCAGGTATTCTTCGACGAAGCGCTGCTGTTTTGCTGTCAGCGCCATAGGGAATTCCTTGAGACTTGGGTGCCTCGCTGGGCTGGTTATTTATGCTCGGCTGCGCGGATCGTCATAGTCCGAACCCTGCCGCCAGTGCTGGTATCGCGCCTTGCAGCCATCTCGACGGCCTTCTCGGCAGATGCGCCCATGTCCATCGCAGCGAATGCGTATGGCGTGCCGCTTCCGATGGCGTACGGACGATCAGGCTTGATTGGCGACTTCCACAGACCGGTATCGTCATCCACCGCCACCATCATCAGCTTGCCCGCATCCACGACAATTGCAGATGCGTCGACCTTCCCGGGTGGCGCAGTGCCGAAGTAGGCCCCGACCAATGCGTCATAGTCACAAAGGGCGCCCGACATGAAGAACTTCACGCCGTCGCGCTCAATGCACTTGTCACAGTCGTCATCGGTGATCAGGTCGCCTCGGGTGACGCGGGAGTCGTAGGCGATCACGCCGTCCTTGTAGGCGATGGTGGTCATGCAGCCTCCACAGTGACGATCCCGCGTAGCTGGCGGGTGTAGATCTCTTCCCGACCCGGGCGCTTGACCTTTACCGGCCGAGGCGCATAAACGCACACTCCGGCAGCGGTATCGCACCAGAGAACGTTCTCGACCTTGTGACCGTTGACGAATACCCGGCGCGGGCCGCGTCCGTCAGCGTGGCGATGGAAGCTGGATGGCGCAGGCATAGGTCAGACCCCAATACGTCGACCAGAGATAACCTCGCCCAGACTCAGCCCGTGACAGGTTCGGTTGGACTCGATCCCATCAGCCTGATCCTTGGCGACCAGAGCATCAGCCACCAGATCTGCCTGTTGGCCGTTATCGAACTCCCCCACCGCTACGGATGAGGCGCCTTGGGCGCCGCCCTCGCTTGCGCCGTCAAGGGCATAGCGGGTAACGATGTATCGAGTAACTGGGCGAACTTGGTATTCGGTCTTCATTGGATATCTCCGGCCTGCGCACAGACTGAGTGTGGCGAGAGGTGAGTCAGGCGAACGGGTCAGCCGGCTTGGCGATCGAGCGCACAAACCACATGAAGCCCTGCTGCAGGTTGGTCTTGGCCAGGGCCAAGGTGCGCTGATCCACGCCTTCGATCTGGCCGATCTGCTTGAACAGCTCGCCAGCATCGGCCTCCAAGGCCTTGATCGAGTTCATGCCGTCGATCTCGCTTTGGGTGAGGTCGCGGTAGCCGGTGATTTTCTTGTGCTGGTTGTCCATGGTGGATCCTCTGGTGGTCGCGCCACAAAACGGCGCATGTCGAATTTGTGGCGCGGATCAGCTGAAGACGTGGCCGCGCCTTGCCCAGGCATAGGCCACCACCCCAGCGTGAAGCACCACGCCAAATGGATTGACCCAGTGGCCTTGCAGAGCGGTGACGAATGCACCGAACCCGCCAATGGCCACCAGGTAGAAGGCGACACTCAGCAGCGGCTGATCCACGGGGCGGACCTTGCGTAGGTAGTCGCATGCAGCGAGCACGACCATGACGCACAGGAACACGTCCAGAGCCGTCATCGCTGAAACCAGGATGTTGTTCATATCAGGCACCTCGCGCCGTGACGAACGACCCCATGGCAGCCTTGATCGCGGGGATGATGTTCATGGCTGTGAGGCCAAGCACGAAGGCAACCCCGCACAGCAGATCATCGGTAACCGCAAGCTCCAGCTTTGGGGCGAGCCAGGCGGTAACGGGCTGGGTCAGGTAGACCGAGAAGCCGAAGCCGGTGGCGACCGCGGTGGCGGCCTGGAACCGGGTCAGATCCTTCAGGAAGCCCAGTGAGAGGATCGAGCCGATGAATGCAGCCATCGCCAACCCGTACTTGCCCAGCACTACGCTCGCGGCGGCGCTTGTTGGTTCGGCCATAGGGGTGTCCTTGGAATAAAAGGCCCAGTTGAGGCCCTGTAGAGGGCCAGGGCAAACGTGCGGAGCAGCACATAACGAAATTGGAGCAGATACAGGGACTCGAACCCTGAGCCTCCGACTTGGAAGGGCGGCGCTCTAACCGATTGAGCTACATCTGCATGCGTGGGTCTTTCCCCACCTGTCCGCCGAAGACCATTCCAGCGCTGGCACCCTGATGCACCAGTCTCGCCGGTCCAGTCTCGCGCCATCCATCAGCACGATGAAGAAATGGATGCGCGGGCTGCCGGTGTTTTTCCGTACACCACACTACCGGCTAGCAGTGTCCAGGCTGTCCCGTTAGGGCCTGCCCTGGCTGCAGTTGCGTTTCTTGCGAGCACAAAAAAGCCCAGCACTTGGCCGGGCTTTTGATTGGTGTTTGCCGAAGGCAAAACTGTAACAATGGCGATACGGTATCACCAGCCGAACGGGAACGCAATAGGGCCTCAAGCGGCCCTTTTCATTTCGTAGATTGCGGCGGCTACCGGGCTCAGTGCCTCCTTGTCCAGATCCTCACAGCAATCGAAGGCCAGCCGGACGAATCCGGCCCAATCCCGCTCCCAGTTTGTTGACTCAAGCTTCACGTCGTAATGGGCCACCATCCACGCACGGAAGGCCTCAGGCGACTCCAGGGGATCGTCATTGGCCGACTGGCCGCCCTGGTGCATGTACCGGTACCGGGCCATGACGCCCTTGACCACGTATTCAAGCTTTTCGCGCTTGGCCGCAGTCATGCGTGGCGAACGCTGCTGGACCATGAAGAATACGACCTCCTCCGAAGTTTCCTTGTCGTCCACGTCCAGGTGCGGCGCGTACATGAAGTGCCCGAACGCTTTGACGTGAGGTTTGAGCTTGTCGATCGCTGACTGCACACCACCAGCAATGACCTGGTGGGCAGCGTGACCTGCGTGGCGCTGCCGCTCCGTGGTCTGCACCATCGCCCCCAGCAGGCCGAGCTGTTCGATGAATGAGCCCTGGCTATCCCAGGCCGTGTACAGGCAGTCGTGCCACGCCTGGCGCGCGCTGATCAGTCTCATTTCGACTCTCCCCTGTAGTTTCCTGTAGTCACTGCTCGCCCTCGAGGAGAGGGACGACTTTCACTCGCACGCCCGGCGTTTCGCTCCAGAGCTTCTGGAATATGCCGCGGGTGGCCTGAACATCGTCACGCCATACGACGCCGTTGCAGGCATCGCAGATGGCCTTGAGGCAGTTATCCGCATCCGGTTTGCGCATGGCGGCGATCTCGCCGGCCAGAGCCTGGGCACGCTTGCGTTTCGACCATGAGGCTGGCACTTGGTGGTACATCCAGATCTCGATGAGGCAAGGCCGGGTTATCAGCGGGCGCCCCGCCATTGCCTGCTGTGCGGCCATGGCCACCAGGCCTTCGTACGCCACGGTCTTCGCGGGAGTGAACATTCTGGCGTGGGCGCCGACGCGGCCGATGCGAGGCCTCCCCTTCCCCTGAGGCTCGCCGGGTACGGTGAACATCACCGGTCGGAGGTCATGCATCACGGCGCACCTCCGGCGCTTTCCGGCGCATCTTGGCCAGCAGCAGTTCCCGCGCCTGGGCGCCGCTGAGCCCATCCAGGCCCTGGGCCTGCATCCGCCTGCGGAGCTGCTGCTCGGCTTCATCCTCGGCCAGGTCCAGCAAGCTCTTCCCGGTGTCATGTTCGATCGCGTGGACGACGGGCTGGCTCAACGGGATGTTGTTCGCCCAGCGCCGGACCATCTCGGCGTAGTGGAACCCGAAGCGCTTGCGGAGGCGATCGTCGTTCACCTCCCCGGTGCGCAGATCGAAAACGCCGGTCGCCTCGGCGGCGGCCTTGACCACCTGGTGGCGGTAGCGGCACGCCAGGGCCTGATGGAACGCGGTGTCGTGGTCCGGCAGGCCAAGCGACTCCGGCTGGACGCTCAAGCAGAGCTCCCGGAATGTCGGCGCCGCCGGCGGCCAATCAAACCGGCTGCCCATGAACGTCAGCATGTTGAGCCCGTGGGCCAGTTGCTGGCCGGTCAGCCCCTGGAGCACGGTAGCCCAGGCGCCGTCAGGATTCGGGTTGTCGCCAAAACTCGACGTCCAGCGGTGCCCGTACATCTCGGTCATCTTCACCCAGAGCCGTTCCAGCAGCCTGTCGGGCAGCCTCGTTGGCTGCGACGATTGCGTTGACGCGGTCGACGCATGAGCGAGGGCCCTGTCGATGTGAGAGGCCGCGCTTTGCGGCACGATGGCCGGCTTGGCCTTCGGCGTTTCCTGCTTGGTTTCCATAGCTGCTCCTGTTCTGGTCGAAGCGCTGGTTGCGGCGGATTTTCTGTGCCAGTTCGTGCTCCCACTGGCCTTGGGACTGGTATTTCTCGGGGCGGTTGATCCAGTAGCTGCGGAATTCGAGAAGCTCGTCGTCGCGTAGTTGGTAGGTCCCAATTCCGTTGCGGACCAGCGTTGCCGCCCACCCCTTCGCACTCGGCACCCAGCCCTCATGCATCGGGAATCGATCAGCACCAGATACCGGCTCTGCCTCGCGCGCGTTACGTGACGGAGGAGGTATCGGAGGAAGACCGGATGTAGGCCCCACCTCTGGCCCCACCTCGGGATAACCTCCGGCCCCACCTCTGGCCCCACCTACTCCAGCCTCTCCGCTGTAGCCCAGTAGTTCCGTGGCTTCTGGCTCTAAATCCTTGGCCCCACCTAGGGCCCCAGGTCTGGCCCCACCTTGGTCAAACCTATGGCCCCACCTCTCCGAGACGGATTGATCCCGTGAAGCCTTTGGCAGGTGGAAAACGAAAGGACCGATGCTGGGCATAGGCTCGACCATGCCGCGGCGCACCAGCGCATCGATGGTGTAGCGGGCCTCCTTGCGGGTCGCCTTGTGCGCAGGACGCCCAGGTGATGCCGGGATGCTCAAAACCTCGATCAGCATCTGCTCGCTCAGGCGGCGGGTTTCGCCGGCGATGCCGGTCCTGTAGTCCATGAACATCCGGATCGCGCAGTACACCTTCAGCAGCTGATGCGGCTCGTCGAAGAGCGCATCCCACTCCTCGTCGTTGATCTGGAAGGACGGCATTCAGTCCCAGCCCAGCGGTCCTGGCCGCTTCTTCTCGGCCTTGAGGCCCAGCTCGGCCAGCGTCTCCAGCGAACGGAGATAGTCCGCGCTGACGACCACCGCATGCTGGGGAACGATCTGAAGCTCAAGCACCGAGGCGGCCTTGCAGAAGCGCTCGATGAGGCCGTCCTTCTTCCATCCGGTGATAGCCGACTCGCTCAAGCCGACTGAATCGGCGACGACTTTCTGGCCCACCGACAGAAGCCGGCTCAAGAACAGCGCCTCGAAATCGCGTGATCTTGACTCTTGCTCGGGGGTTAACTTGCTCGTCGACATGGTCATGCAGCCTTGAACAGGTCAGGCCGCAGTTCTTCGGCGGTGACTGCTCCAGCGCAGGCTTCCACGATGGAATGAACCCGGTTGGCCGGAATCCCTCGGACCTTCCACTGAGTGACCGCCATCGGGGTGACCCCGATCTTCTGCGCAAGAGCCTTCGCAGACCCCACGGCAAGGATTGCTTTTTCGAGTGGCGAACTTGCCATAAACATTCTCCGCAGAGACATAAACGTTATTCAACGTTACGTTTATTTCCGCTGGAGCGCAAGGTGGATAAACTCTTTGTTTATGAATACATCAGGAGAAAGGCTCCGCCGCGAACTGGACTCGCGCCGGATTCCCTACGCAGACTTTGCACGAGACATGGGAACTGAGTCCCAGAACGTCCAGAACTGGTTCAAACGAGGACTGGCCAAGGGCAAACTGCTCAAGGCGGCATCGGTACTTGGCGTCCGCCCGGAGTGGCTAGAGTACGGCGAAGAGCCAAAGGTGGCGACTGAGCGGGTCGACATTGCACCTCTGCCAGTTCCACTCGCGCAGAAGATAGCCAGCTACCGCTCACTAATCAGTATTGAGCGGTTCGATGTCGCCGGCTCAATGGGGCCTGGCACCGAGCCGCCAGACTTCAACAGTGTCGTCGACTCAATGACGCTGGACGCTGCCTGGGTGAGGCAAAATCTGGTCTACACCTCAATCGACAATATCAAGCTGATCTCCGGTCGCGGCGACAGCATGTCGCCCACCATTCGGAACGGCGACCCGCTACTGGTCGATGTGGGGATTACGGCGGTTGAATGCGACGCGATCTACTTCTTCATGATGGCCGGGCAATTGCACATCAAGCGAATCCAGCGCCACCTCGACGGGCTCAGTATCCTGTCGGACAACAATCGCTACCGGCCAATCGAGGTGGCGGCGGATCGCGAAGGTGAACTGGCCATCTTCGCCCAGGTGATCTACGGGTGGAACGGGCAGAAGTTCTGATTGGGTTCAAGTCGAGAGCCCCGCGCCAGCGGGGCTTTTCGCTTCTAGGCCCACCCTCTTGCCACAGTCTATGGTGATGCCCAATCCACAAGCTCTGGAACAATCCACTGTGGACTAGCTGGGTCTTTCGATATTCGAATCCAGCCCTCCTTGGCCTCCTGAACGGTAACGATCTGCCCCTTTTCAATTGGGAGTGAAGTTGCCGCAGCCAAGTCAGGCGAAAGGCGGGTGATTATTCTCTGCTTGGTAGGCAGTGAGCGCTGCCCGACCCGGAGCGCCATCAAACTCCCCTTCGGCTCTGGCGCCTTGGTGATTACGGGCTCCGCCTCTCCTTGCAGGCACCGCTTTCTCCAATAAAAGGATTCGAAAAAAGTGACGCCATCGGACATTTCCTTTGCGTTCCGCCCCTCCTCTAACTGCAGATAGCTCACCTCCAACTGCCCGCCAGTCGAATACTGAAAGCGCGCAGAGAATCGACGATTTCCGGTGTATCCACCGAACGAGTTCTTAGAGTTCACTACTCCGCATAGGTACCCGTAATGAGTGTCACCGATAACGTCGGTCTCAAGCATGTAAACCCCAGAAAAGCTTGCTGAGTCTGGGTCCTTGAGGGCCGAGGCCACCATGTCCTTTCCCTTCTCAACAGCCATGTTTTGAGACACCTCGCAGCCAGCCAGCAGCATTAGTGCTCCAAGAGCAAGAGACATCATCCGCATCACTATCTCCTTGAAAAACGCCATCCCGGCAACGCCAGCATCCTAACGCAGTTCTTGACGCGCAGGCCTTATCCCAAGGCCCTGAGCGCCTGCGCCCTCACCATGTAAACGAAAATAAACATTTCGTATTGACACACGAATAAACACCGCGTTTAATTTATCCAACGCCAGCAACGCATTGCTGGCCAGGCCGCAGCGAGCCAAGGCCTTGCCGATAGGCAAAACGGGTTCAGGGGGAGCCTCGCCCCGTGGCCAGCAGCGTAGATGGCCCTAGATCAAGGGAGAGCCAGTGGGCGAAGAGCCGCGACTGGCTGTCGGGACCTCAGGTCCCCCGAGAAAGTAGCCGCCCAGCCGGAGGTGGCGCGTAACGCCGGCCAGAAACACCGATTTCCTCGATGCCCTTCCCCCGAGGGGCATCCGGGAAACCAACCTGAGGAATGCCAATGAAGCAGTTCGCGAAGCTGTTCGAGTTCGAAGACCTGGGCCAAGTGCTCGTGATGCTTGATCGCGGGGATGACGGACCGGAGGTGCGCCTCTACTTCAAGCCCGACGGGCTTGGCGTCTGTTCAGTGGCGTGCAGCAACTTCCCCGGCGATGAAGACGAGCAGTGGGACTACGCCGAAAAGGGGTTCGCCACGGTGGAATCCGAAGGGGTTCACGACCTGGTCGCCGAGGCAATGAAGGTCGTCCCGGATCGCCTGGGCTGACGCCGCAAAGTCACCGAACACCAGCCCTGGAGGGCACGGATATGCTGAGCATCAATGAAGAAGACCTGAAAGCCGCCATCGTCGCGAAAGCCGCAGACGAGATACTGAGCCATGACAGCGAACTCTCAGGGCTGATTGCCAGGGAAGTGAAATCGCGCATCGACAAGATCTTCGCCGAACGCGCAATGGCCCAGGTCGAGAAAGCAATCGACGAAACCGTGCACAACTGCTTCGAACGCGATTACCAGCGCGTCACCGCTTGGGGGCAGCCGGAAGGTGAGCCGACCAGCATTCGCAAAGAGCTGGAGCGAACTGTAAGCGGCTATTGGTCTGCGAAGGTCGATCCACGCACTGGTAGAGCCGATGGCGGTTACAACTCTGTCACCCGCGCCGAATACCTGATGACGCAAATCTGCGCCGAAGACTTCTCGAAGCAGATGAAGGACAGCGCCGTGAACATCACCGGTCACCTGAAGGACGGCCTGCGCAATCAGATGGGCAAGGTGATGGATGACATCCTCTCTGAGCTCTTCAAGGTCAAGAGCCTGCAAGACCAAGGAAAGGTCGAGAAACCGTACTGACCGCTTACCTCGCGCCGCTTCCCTGAGGTGGCCGTCACCCCGAACGGAGTCACACCATGCTGATCCTGACCAGAAGACCTGGCGAAACCCTGCATATCGGCGACAACATCACCGTCACGGTCCTCGGCAGCCAAGGCGACCAGGTGCGCCTCGGCATCACCGCCCCGGACGACGTCGCCATCCACCGCTCCGAGATCTACCAGCAGATCGGCAACGTCCGCCCTGTGCCGCCGGCGGAGTTGGTCGAGGCCTGGAACCGCACGCACCCGGCCCAGGTGGCCGTTGAGTACCGTCCGCTCCGCGACTCCATTCCCATCCGCACCAGAACGCTCACTCAAGCCAAAGTTTCCGCCTCCGGCATGGCGGTGATCTGGCTAGAAGGCCAGGCCACGCCGGTGCTGCTGCGCAACTGCGTAGCGATCTCCTGACTTCGGCGCCTGGCCTATTGCCGGGCGTTTAACCCACGGCGAGCGCCCGCCGGTCCAACGGCGCGCACAACGGAGGATCTCGACATGTAGCCCAGCCTCAATCGGCAGATCGCCAACATGCGGTCGAGCCTGTACCCAACCGCTTTCACATAAGGCGGTGCATGTAAGTGGAGACAGGGCGCTTGGCGGCGCCCTTCTCTTTCCTGTTCCTGGCACGGCCAGGGCGCAGCGGAGAGTGATCTGCCGATTGAATAGCGCAGCCACCTCGGGCTGGACAGCGAACCGATCGCGGAAGGGATACCGACTGGCGATTGGATCGGACGAGACAGATCACTCCCCGCTGCGCATGCAGCGTTCCTCCTCTTTGCCCGGCTCCGGCCGGGCTTTTTTCGAGCGTTTCCGCATGCCGACGTATCGCCGGCAGCCGAAAGCGCTCCCGCCCCTCGGCCAGGGGCTCTCTCTCAAAGGACCGAATCATGACCCGCAAGAAGAAGACCGAGGTTGAAGAGATCGTCACCGCCTACAAGGGGTTCAAGCAAGACCTGACCTGTCGCGGCTACCAGTTCGAGATCGGCGGCACCTACAAGCACGAGGGCGAAGTAGAGGCATGCGCCTCGGGCTTCCACTCCTGCGAGTACCCACTCGATGTTTTCGGCTACTACGCCCCAGGCGACAGCCGATTCGCCATCGTGAAGGCTTCGGGGCAACTGAGCCGTCACGACGATGACAGCAAGATCGCCAGCGCCACCCTGGTGGTGGAAGCGGAAATCAGCATGCCGACCATGATCTCGCGAGCAATCGACTGGATCATGGCTCGGTTGGACAACTCGGTTGAGCAGACAGTGGTGGGCGACACCGCCAGCAACACCGGCGACCGCTCGGCAGCCAGCAACACCGGCTACCAGTCGGCAGCCAGCAACACCGGC